CCAGTTATTCAGCGCCGTTCCCTGTAGCGGGATGTAATATCCGCTGTTGCCGTTCTGGCTCTCGGCGATCGCCTGCACCACTTGCGTCGAGGGCAGTTTGTCCGCCACTTGCGTGAAATCCAGCGTGTCTCCGCCGGTGGTGTAGTTCCCCGAAAAACTCAGTGTTGCGATCGCGTAAACAAAGTTGCTTGCGCTGCCGTCCACGTTCAGTGGCGACAGCGAAATCGTAATTGCCATCCCCGCACCCCTCTCCTTGCTCCGAAAACGCCTTACTTAAAACTGACAACTGAAAACTCTCTCAAAACGGTGTGTACCCGCTCCTCGCCGAAAACGGCCGCCGCCGCCGGCTGCTCTGCTGCTCTCTGCGCACTGCCGCCACGACCAGGTCTTCGATGGCATCGCTCGCCGCATCGTCCCACTTCTCCGCCAGCGGGCTGCCCCTGGCCCATCCCGCCAGCGCCGCCGTGGCGTACGCCAGCGCTTCCTGGGCGTTGCGCACCAGCACCGGCGAGGTGGAATCCGTGAAATCGGGATACGCCTTCAAATAGCGCAGCCGGATCTGCGTGTCCTGCGTCGCCCCAAGGAACCACAACCCATCCGCGCGCCATTCCCACACGCTCAGCGTCACGTCCTGCACCCGCGAGGGCAGCCCGCCGTGCCTGGTCAGGTCCACCATCTCGTCGAATTCTTGCGTCGACAAATTCGGCCGCTCCCAAAGTTTCAACGGCACCAGCAGGTCTGTCGGGAGCTGATTCGGCGGCGCGCTGGCATCGCTCAGCGACACCTGCAGCGACGCATCCTGTCCCGCCACCGCGGTCACCACCAGCAGCACGTCATCCTGGATGAATCCCCCGCCGCCGGCGTTCCCAATCGCGCGCTGCACCTTGCGGTAAGCCGAATTCAGATATGGCAAGAGCAAGGTATCCGTGAACAGGTTTCCCTGCGAATCATTCAGCAGCGACCTCACCAGGGAGGTTATCTGTCCCGCCGTGTTATACGCACTCGATCCCACTACTGGCATGTTCTGTTCCCCAATTTCTGGCGACGCACAACTCGCTGCTCAGCACTCACTCGTCGGGCAACGGCGACTTCTGCAAATACGCCGCCACGCCGATCACCGCATTGATTAACGCCGCGGCCATCCCAATCCTGACTGTCGCCCCCATCCCCGCCTGCAAATTAAAATGTTCCGGATCGATTCCCACCGCCGCCAGCCCAGTCATCACTCCACCTGCAGCTCCGCTGATTCCCGCCGCTACAATGCCCTTCAACCAAATCCGCAGGTGTGAAATTCTTCCGCTCATAATTCATCATTACTTTCTCGACCCGAGATTCCTGACTACGCCACCGTTACAAACGGCCGCCCATGCAGCGCCGGCACAGCGTCATCCATCAATGTGTACGCCCACTGTTCGTACTCGCGCTCATCGCGAGCTTCCCTCTGGTACAACATTCCACGCTGCTTCGCCTTCGGGAATCGCCTCGCCCACTCGATCGCTCGCGCCACATGCTCCACAATCGTCGGCGTCAACTGCACAAATTCGCCTTTTGGCCCTTGCAGCGTAAAACAATGCTCATATTCGCCCCGCTCCGGATACGGCCCCAGCGCCGGCACGCTCACGCCATTTGCGCTTTCCACCGTCTTTGCGTACCAATCTCGCGGCGACCCGTACATTTCCGGCGGCACCCAACGCTCCACGTGCCACCGGTTCACCTGCGGATATTTCGGCTCCAGCCGCAATTCCACCACTTCCCGCAGCAAATCTCCGTGCGCGTCGCGGTCTTCAAACTTCCCGCCAATCCACGCCAGGCAGTTCCAGCCCCAAATCACTCGATAGTTGGGCTCGCCAAACCGATTCCGTCCGCCGGCAGCTTCCAGGCGCCGCGCAACCTCTTCCGGCGTGTCGTGTCTTTCTCGAACGAACTCGATCATGTTATATATCGCTCTTGAAGAAGAGAACAATAACGCCCCAGCAAAGATGGGCACGCAAGAACCGTCCAAAACTGGCAGCTGCATGCCGTCGTTGGCGTGCACGGCACCCGGAAAAGCAAAAGGCCGCCACCTACAAATGGAGAGAAAAACATCTCAATGAGTGGAATACATACATGCGAAGATGGCGCCGTAAGAACCGTGAACGCACGAATCGAATTCTACGTGCCAGGCGCAAGCTGCTCGGCGATGCTTACAACGCGAAGCGCCGGGATTATCGGCGCCGGAATCTGAACAAACTACGGAAAGCAGCACGAAGATACTACTGGAAAAACTGGCAAAGAAAGCGCGTAGAACATCACGCCGCAGTCGCCAAACGTAAAGGCGCCCCAGGGACATATTCGTCCCGGGAATGGTTGAAGCTCCTGGCTGCATATCGTTATCGCTGTGCATATTGCCATCGCAGGCTGACCCGCAAGTCGGCCTCGGCTGATCATGCAGTCCCGTTGACCAGGGGAGGCACAAACTGGATCGAGAACATCGTTCCAGCATGCCTCTCCTGTAATCAACGAAAAAACTTCCTTACAGCGCAGGAATACCTGCAGCGGCTAAGGAAGGAGCTCAGACGCTAGTAACCCGAGGGTCTCGCGAGAGTGTCAATGTAAGCTCCGGACCGAGGGCTGTCGTTCCAGATTTGCATGGCCAAGTCAAAGTAAAAGATGTACGAAGCTGCCAGCCCGCCGCTGGCCCCGTAAATCGGGAACACCGTGTTGCCATTGACCTCGTAGAAATCAATGTCCTTCAACACGGCGCGGCCCCAGTGCGCCAAATCCAGGAAGTCCACGCGCGTCTGGTCCGCGTTTACGCTGGACTTGATCGGAATTCCGCTCATGGTTTTTCGTCCGGTGAACAGCAGATCCAGGTCGTTCCCGTTCCCGCTGCCGCCTTCCTTGATGATGGAGCTCACCGTGATGCCCAGATTTTCCCAAGCATGCTCCTGCTCGACTGCCATGTACGCGATCAGCTTGCTCAGGTGGTTGATCCCCAACGACTTGCGCACCTTGTTGATCGCCAGGCGCACATTGGCAGGAGTCAGCGCCGCGTTGCCCGCGTTCACGCGCGGCGTGGCCAGTTGCACCGGATAGGTCGCGCGGCTCAAGTTGAGCCACGTGCCGGTGGTCGCGTTGTTCTGGTGATACTTGATGCCATACAACGAAACCGGCTGCGCTCCGCTCAATCCGTCATGCACGATCACGTCCGTCGCGACCGTTCCTGTCGGGACGTTGTCCACGGTGATTTGCTGCGTGGTGATGGGATCCGCCGTCACCACGTTGGTGGTTACGCTCGCGGCGATGTTCCGGTTGGTCGTCAACGTGGTGTCGTAAATCTGGATGGTCTGCCCGGGATACACCAGCGCCGCGCCGTAGGGCACTGTCATTGTGAACGTGGTACCGCTCACCGAGTTGATCGTGCCCAGAACGCCGTTCCCTGCGGTCTGGATCAGCTTGTCCAGGAACGAGCGGAACTGCTTCATGCCGTTGGCCACTTCACGCTTGGCCGCGTTTTCAATCGCGCGGTCCCTTCCCGTCGTCGCGTATTCCACCAGCTTCGTGATTTCAATCGCGAAGCGGAAGAAGATCGGCGACACCTGCGCTACGTCGTACTGAGTTCCCGAACCGCGGCCCAGGTCGCCACCGTCCGCGTTGTACGACCCGGCCTTCCCACCGGGATTGACCTGCAAGGGCAGGCGCAGGTTTCGTGAAGAAATCTTCTCCACGTCGCCGCGCTGCTGGATCATGGTTAGAAGAATGTCGTCGCGCTCATAGAGCAAAGGTACTTTGTCGCGCACCTTCTCGAGCTGCAACGCGATGACATTCGCGTTCTGCTGTGCTGGCATTGGTTTTTCTCCTTAGATGTGCCGCCCCGCTTCAGAAGGGCAGGCAGGCGTCTTGCGAGAAGGCGCCAAAACTCCGTTGTTGCAGGGGCCGATCGGTGCGCCCTGCGGCTTGTCTTTTGCTTTTGTGGCGCAGGCACTCATGCTTGTGCTCTTGGGTTTCCCCTCATACGCCGCCCTACCCCTGATCTTGAGGGTGCCCCATCCTTCGCGTATTTTGCGAAGAGTGGGCTCTTACGATCGAGCGTCACAATCCCTCTGCTCTTGTTCTTTCTGCGGCAAACACTCTCTCACAGCTCCAAAATTTGTTCGTCGCTCAACTTCCCGTAATCCACCCGTCCTCGGTTCCCCGTTCGTGCGCCAGCGCGAGGCTCCGAACTCTCATTTCGTCCGGAAGTCGGCTTGTTCTTCCCAGTCTGCGGCGCAGGCCTCGCAGCGGATTCGCCCGCCGATCGCGAAGCACCAGATCCCGTTTCCGCCGCGCGGCTCTTCCCTGTTGTCCCCAGTGTCGCCGTCGTCCAACTCCCCACCACCCGCTTCACCGCGCCTGGCACCAACTGTTGTGCCCGCGCATCAATCACCCGCACTACCTGAGCCCGCGTGGCATCGTCAAACCGCCGCGCTCCAAGAATTTTTGCCACCTGCTCACCCAGTTGCGCGTCGCTCTTCAGCGCCGCTTCCACATCCTCGCGGACCGCCGCGCCCAATCTCTCTTGTAATGGTGTGCCCTGCGAAGCCGCGTCTCGCCCCGCTCGATCCAGGCTCCTCAGATTCGGCAGCGCCTGTTCCATCGCTCGCGCAATCGCTCCGCCTACGCTCTTCTCCAACTCCGCGTTCGTGGCCTTCTCAAAATTCACGTACGCTGGCGGCACCTCCTGCGCAACAGCCGCACCCGGCTGTCTGCCGTTCCCGTCCCTGTAGCTCACCCCTTCAGGGGTGAGGCCTTTCCTGGCCCCGTCAACCAACCGCCCGCTGCCACCATTTCCTTCCGCACCTACAGCGCTCGCTGGTCGTTGGCCCCCGGCCGCCTCCAGCAACCGCACTCCCGCCGCCACCATCTCCCGGAACGCCGCCGGATCCTGCTCCATCAATGTCTGCGCCAATTGCACCCGCGCCGCGCTCAACGCCTCCGCCGGCTTCCCCGCCGCGCCGAAGTACGCCCCATCAAACTCCTCCAACTGCCGCGCACGTTCCGCTGCCGATTTCGCCTCATTCACTCCACCGGGATAGATCTCCTTCAGCGCCCGCGCTTCGGCAGGCGTCGCAATCGCCTCGCGATAAGCCGCCGCTTCCTGCCTCGCCTGCACCGCGCCTTCCCAGAACTCCTTCGCCTCATCCCCATGCCAGGGATCCCGCATCCTCTCGGCCAGCCATTGTGGCGGCGCCTGCGCGCCAACCTCTTTCGCTTGTTCCGTGGCGTCCCGCCGCGCCGCATCCTCTGTCGCAGTTTTACTGCCCGCAACGTTTTCCGCCGCGCCTCGCTCAACGCTCGTTCCGGCGGTCTCCAACAGTTGCTCGTCTGTCATTTGCGTACCTCGAGCAACTTCGCCCTCCGGCTCCATCCCCAATATCTGCTCATCCGTCAGCGCAAACACTTCCCTACCCGCACCTTGCATTCCGCTTTGTGTCGCAATCGTTTCCATCCCACTCTCCGCGCTCACTCCGACTTTCCATGTAGGGGCGCAGCACTGCTGCGCCCCTACTCGGCAAGATCACATCCAACTAGGTCCTCATGCGGTTATCTTGCCACGCCAAATTCTTCTTAGGCCTTCAATGCGGCTTGCGCCTGCATCACTCGCAAATGCGCTTCCGCGTGCGCCCGCACATTCGCAAACCCCACCGGATTCGTCATCTTTGCCGACTGCCCCGCCTCCGAATTCGCCCACCTCTTGCACTCCTCAAACTCCACCGCATGCTCGTCCAGCAGCACATCCACGGCCACCGATGGCAGCACCACAATTCCGCCGCCCAGCGGATTGTCATCCCGAGCGGAGGTCTGCGCCTTCGGCAGACCAGAGTCGAGGGATCCCGGCTGGGACCCTGCGTCTTGACCACCACCCACGCGCTGCTGAACCACAATCGGCGCGCTCCCCAACAACACCTGGATCTCTCGCAACTGTTTATTCCGCGAGTCTTCTCCCGGAATCACCAACTCCGTCAATCCCAGCACATTCTTGATATACCCAAGGTTCGCCGGCTCCGACAACGCCTCTTGAATCAGCGGATCCTTCAGCCCAAATAACTGCTGCAGCACGCCGCGCTGCTGCGACTTCAGCCGCGGGAACGTCTCATCCGCCTCCGGATGCACGCAGATATTCCCTTTCAAATCGCCCACCCGAATCATGCGCGCGTCCAGCGTCCCATCCGGCCCCAGCAGGGGCACATCCACGTCCTCAGGCCGGTTCTTCCGGAAGCAGTCCACGCCCAGCAACATCACTTCGCCATAAAACTGCTTCAGCCGCCGCCACACCAGCCCCAGCCGTCCCATTGCCTGGTCGCGAGCCATTGCATACCCGCTCGCCGTCTTCACATCCTCCATGTTTCCGCCAAAGACCGCGGGAAACAGCCCGGTCAAGAATTGCGACACCGGCCCAATCAAATCCTGCTGGTGGCGAATCATGTCCGGAGGCACCTGCGCCGGCGCTGGCTGGAAAAATCCCGCCGCCAAGGGCTGCCCCGGGCGCGCTCGCGCGGGAAAGTGCGCCGCAGGCTCCGCCACCTGATTCGCCAGCGCATCAAAGTCCAACACTTGCGGATCGGCATAGATCGGCGGAATTCCGTACTCATACGTCTCTGCCTGCATGTTGCTCAGGGTGTTGTAGCGCTCCTGCACCTGCACCAGCGAATCGCCCACGCTCGGGCGGTTCTGGCCGTCGCCTGGCAGCGCGTGCAGCACGCGCCAGTGATCGTCCATGCTTTCGTTGCGCGCTTCGCAGTACACATCGCCCGCAAAGCCCACGTAGCAGCCATCCGGGAAGAGCGCCAACAGTTCGTTCCGCACCTCTTCATTCTCGATCCCGTAAAACGCCCACGGCCGCAGCCACGTGCGGTCGAACGTAATCAGGTTCATCAGCGCGTCACCGGGATGAATCGACGGCAACCCTTGCTCCACGCTTAGCCGCGACACGCGCGCGTACACATCCTCCGGGCCCTGCGATGGCGCCGCCTCAATTTTTCCCGCCGCCAGCGGATACGCCGCCTTCAATTTTGCGCGGTGCACTTCCGCCTGCCATTGCAGGTACGGATACTCGTGCATCTCATTCGCCCACACGGGCGTATTCAGTTCCAGCCCGCCGGCAATCGAAATCACTTCCTGGCCGTTCGCCACGCGCCGCGTCTCCACCACCCGCGGCACCGTCACCCGCTCGGCCCTCCGCAAATCCTTCTCGCCCAACTCCGCCCCGCACCCCGGACATGTGTAGCTCACCCCTTCAGGGGTGAGGGCTTCCTCGGCACCACCACCCAACACTCCGTCATCCTCGCCTTGTCCGAAATTGTCATCCCGCGCGGAGGTCTGCGCCTTCCGCACACCGGAGTCGAGGGATTCCTCTTCTGCTGCCTCCTGATCGCTGGTCGCTGATCGCGGATATCCGTCCGGTACTCCCTGATTTCCCCCGACCGGAGTCTCCCTTCCGCAGGAGGGACAAACCCACATGTCAACGCCCAGCGGTATCTCCACCGCCGCCAGGATCTCTTCCTCGCGAAAACCGAACCGCTGCCCGTCCTTCACGTACCGCACATACGCGCCCAGCTTCCCATCCGTCCACAGAAAATACCCGATGGACGTCAGCAGGTGCTCCACATGGTTATTTCGCTCGACCAGCTCCGACACGTCGCTCGCCGCGCGCGCCGCGGCAATGTCCATCAGCGATTGCGCCGATTGCGGGTAGAAGCGCACGCTCGGCACATCCTGCGAAAGCACCGCCACAAACGACAGCCCAAATCCCTGGTAAAAGTTGGTCACAAACTGATACCGCGGCATCTCTTCCAGCGCGCGGTCGTCGTTGAACTTTTGCTCAAACGGCAAGTGCCAGTTCATGTCATTGGGGTTCCACCAGGCGTACTGCAAACCCTGCCAGAAAAGCCGCGCCTGCCGAATCCGTCGAATTTCGTGCCGCCGCGCCGTTATGCCCTCTTGCCGGTACTGCCGCACCAGCTCCCGCAGCGCGTTCACCAGTTCCGGCCGCTCTTCCTCCAACCCCTCAAAATTCGGCCCCAGTGCCACTGCCTGGTTCGCCTGCCCGTCATTCCGAGCGGAGCCTTCGTACCGAGGAATCTCTCCGAACCTTCCCGCTGCGCCTCCCGCCCCCGCATTTCCGTCCGCCGGCGCCGTCATCCCCGGCTCCCAATCTCTAGTCGCGTTTTCCATACGATCTCTCATCATCTCTTCTCTGCGCTCTCTGTGCCTTCTGCGCCCCTGTGGCACAGACACTCCTGCCTGTGCTCTTGGGTTTCTCTTCCCTGCGAACCTCTGCGTTCTCCGCGTCTCTGCGTTAGATTTTCCTTCTTCTCTCCTGATCCAACCGCTCTTAGGTTCCTCAATCTCCGCCAAGTCACCCCTTCATTGCTTCCAATTCATTCTTTCGCTGCACCTGCTGCCACGACCTCTTCCGCAATCTCGGCAACTCCACCGGTTTCACCGGCTCCGCGAACTCCACCGGCGGGAATCCCGCCGTCCCCAGAAGCGAATTCAGCAGCGCCCGGTTCTCCCCCCGCAGCCGCGCCGTTTCCTCTTCCAGCAGCGCGACATACCGCGTCTTAAAGAATCTTTTCACTAGCTCCAACATCGCCTCACCCTTCGCGTCTCAAGTTCGCTCCGCCCTACCAATTTCACCGCCGGCGCGGCAAGCGCTGGGGGCCGAACTGCTTCCGCGCCTCCGCCTCCAACCTCTGGAACTGTATCGCGCGCGAAGTGGCGTCCTCCGCCGTGACCAGGCGCGCGATCTGCTCGCCCAGCGGCATCCCGGGCATGAATCGCACCTGAGAATAAAGGGGCGGAGCCTGCCCCGCCCCGGGCGCACTTCGGTGTGCCCCAACACCGGCGTATCTTGCGCCGGGAACTATGCCATAGCGCGCCCCGTCGGCCGGATCGTCGCCTTCCACCTTGCGCACATCCTCGACCCGCCGGTTATCCCGCACGAGTTGCGGCAAACACTCGATCAACTTCGCGCAATTCTCCGTGATTACCCAGGCGTCCTGCTCCAGCAACTGGTACATCAACTGCCATCCGCCAATCCGGTCGTCATCAGCCGGCGAGGGCCGCGGCAATCCATTCGCCGCCAGCACCTCTCCCAGTTGCTCCGCGATCGAAGCCTCGCTCGTGCGGTGCGCAAACGCATCCGGTGAAAGGTAAATCTCCTGGATCTTCTCGCCCTTGCAGCGCTCCGCAATCGCCTGCCCCAGCATCCGCGGCGACAATCCGTTCTGCACGAACTCCCGGTACGTTATGATCCTCGCCGCAGTGTCGCCCCCTGCAATGCTGCCTGGCGCTGGATTCCTGGTCGCTGATCGCTGATTACTGATCGCTGCCAACGGCTCCGCCGCGTGCCAATACACCGCGCTGGGATGCTGGAAGCCCCAGTCAATCGAAATCCATCGCGGCCACCAGGCCTGCATGCCGATCTCTTCCGGCCGTGCCGTGTGCCGCCCAATCTCAAACAGGTCGAAATACTGTCCCGCGAAAACGTCCCAGTCCCCGTTCAGGAAAGCTTTCCGCAATTGTTCCGGGAGCGCTTCCAACGTCTTCCGGTAATTCAGGTCATTCGCGTAGATCGGATTGTCGGCAATGCGCGCGCGTATGAAGTCGTAATCCCCCGGATCGTACTGTTCCGGCCGCTCATATCCCGGCGGCGGCGCTTTGTCCACCCACAGCGCTTTGACCCAGGCATGCCCAATGTTCCCGGGATTCGTCGCCCCCGCCATGCACGGAAAAGTTCCCGGAATCGGACAGCGGTTGCGAGAGGTCAGGAATTGCCATTGCTTCAACGTGAAATGCGTCAGCTCGTCGATCCCGATGAACAAAAACTCCGCGCCCTGATACTGATAAACGTCATTCTCATTGCGGCAGTAGCCGAACCGTATCGTCGAACCGTTCGTCAGGGTCACTAGGTGTTTTGCTTCGTTGTAGTTTTGGTACAGGTCGCGCGGCACATCGCGCCGAAACTGTGCCAGCAGAGAACCCTCCAGCTCTGGATACGTCCTCCGCATCAGCAGCGTGTCGCTTCTGCCGTTGAGCAGCGCTTGAAAAATCGCCTCCGAGAGAAGCGCTCTGGTCTTGCCCGGGCCTGCGGCACCGCCGAACAGGCGATATTTCTTTCTTGAATTGTGAAACTCTCTCTGCCGATCAAATGGGTCGTACGATGCGCTGAGTAAGGTCCGCTCGATCATCTTCTTCGCCGAGTTTTGGAGTGCGGCGCTAAGTCCTCCTGCCAACTCCAGCCCCGCAGCTACCGCTTACTCACGCTCCGCGCAGTTTCTTCCCCACAAAAAACGCCGAGATCCCGCCGATCAACGCCGCCGCGGCGCCCCAATGATGCAGGCTCAGTACCACGCCAAGCACCACCGCCCCCACCCCGGCGATCTGCGTTACTTCCCCAATGAAGATGACTTTCGCGTTTGTCATTTGCTGCTCCTTGGTTCAGGATTCTTGTTCCCGTTCTCTTGCCCGTTCCGCAACGGCTGACGGAATATCAATCACATACTGCTTCGCTGGGTTTTCACTCCCCCGCGCATTCTTCCCGTACCTCATCTCCAGCAGCCGCTCCAATAAACTCTTCGACGACCTCTCCTCCGTTCCCCGCAACAACAATTCCGTTAGCCGGATCAGGTCGATGTTGACGTTCACCGCATCTACAAACCCCACTCCGTCTTCCGGGAGTGGTACTCCTCCGTCCAGTTGGGCCCTCTCATCCCACAAACTTTCCACCGGACCGTCTCCGCCGCCGTTCCCCTTCTTCGTGCTGCTCTTTTCCTTTTTGTCGGGAGTGCGCCTGCGCTTTTTCACCTTCGTCTTAGCCGAATCAGCGTCCGTCTTGTGGTCCGCAGCGTGTGCGGCGGAGGTGTGCGCACTCCCGCCAGCGGTCAATCCACGTCCGGCGTCAGACCCCGCCAGCTCTCTCAACGAGTTGCAACTCGCCCGGTGATTCTGCCGGCGCACTCCCCGGCGCGCCCGGGATCCCCCTATGACGCGCATTTCTCCGGAGAACGTATCCATCCCCCGGAAAGCCCTTATCGTGATCGTTTGTGGTTGCCCCATCACTTCCTCCGCCTCGCCCGCCTCAACGGACATGGCGCCTTCTACTCACACAAATGCTCTATCTCCTCCATCGGCCCCGAATGCACCAGCGCCCCCATCATTGCGCCTAGGATTGCGTCGTCATGCCGCCGGGTGCCCCAGGCACGGAGTGTGTGCCTGGGTCCTGGGTTCCTCGTCACTCTGCGAATCTCCACGTCCTCTGTGCTTCCGCGTTATCCTTTTTTCTTTTCGCGGCCACTTCTCCGCCTCTATTTCCACCGCCTCGTCTACCGCCTTCTCGTACACGATCGCCCCCAGCATCGCTCCAAAGATCGCCTCACCATGCCGCCGGCAAAAGCCCGATTCCGCCTGCGCCTTTCGCACACACGGAATCCAAGCCGTTCGTGACCCCGCGATCGGATAAAATGCCCTGCACTTTTTCATCGGATTCGACGGCGACTCACGCCGTTTTCCCTACCGGAACGCCGGCATCGTGAAGCCCAATCTCGCCGCTCTTCCTCTTGGCGTTACCCCACCAGTTCCTCCGCCAGCCGGTGCGTTCACAAACTCGTCCATCACCACCAACATCCCCAATCCCTGCGCACCAAAATCGTGATTCCACTCAAAATCGTCCCAGCCCAGATTCGGCACGGGTGGCGGAGTGAACGGCAGGCGCTCGGGCTGCTCGTCTTCCGCCGGAAACGCCGCAAACCACGCGAACGCTCTCTGCCAATCGGTCTCGTCCCACGCCCGTCCAGGGACCATGGGCGTCAGCCCGGTTTCCGCCTCGCTTGTCGCTTGCGAAAACCACGTCCCCGCAAATCGTTGCCACTCCACTTCATCAAACGCCGTGGGTGGCCGCCCCAGCAGGATCCACCGTGCGTCGAACTCCGCGTTGGCTTGCAATCCCGCGCGAAATTCAGTCGCCTTGTACCCGCCCAACTCGTCGTAGAAGAATTCCGCTTCCGCCGGCAGCGGTGGAAGCAGAATTCTCCGCTCCTCCATATCCAGCAAGCTCACCGGCGTTTGCCGGTTTGCGGGCGCAGGCAGCAGCGTAACTTCGTTGTACAGCCCCGCAACCCACGTTGTCGTCGCCACGCGCTACTCGCTGAAAATGATCTTGAAGTTCACCGGGACGGATGTCCCGGTCGACTGGCTATCCAGCACCAGCAACCCGTTGACGGCATTGTTCGCCCCGGAAATGCCGATGGCCTCGTCCACGGTGAACGCCGCCCACAATCCCGTTCCACGCTGATTGAACGCCAACTGGATCGCCGGCACCGCATTCAGCGCCGCGGTGCCCAGCGAGGGTAGCGTGGACGCCAGCGAGGCTGCTGCCGGTGCATCGGGCACCAAAGGCGCCGCTGTCACCGCCGTTCCCGAGGCATATGTGCCCAGTGAAGTCAGACGGTGCAAGCGCAGGCGAACGGCATTGTCGGCGGGCGTTGCGTACGAACCTGCCTGCAGCTTCTGCACATACGCCCGCAATCCCGCGTTTGCGCTGGCCGTCTTCAAATCCGCCAGCAGCGTATCCGTGTTCGCCGTGGCGTTGGTATTCTGTTGCGAGGAAACCGCGTAATAAAATGGCACGTCAACTCTCCTTTGTTCGCTTCAATTCCAATTCCGGCAACGGCATGCATCCATATCGCTCATCGCATGCGTCGCACACCACAAGCACTTCCTCCGGCGCCACGTGCGCGTAGCTTTCCATGCTCACCCAGCCATACGGCCGCCCGCAGATTGTGCAATAGGCCCGCTCCAGCGCCAACGTCGGGTGCGTCACCCTCCCCGCATATCCCTTCAACCTCGAATCCATTGCACTCCAAAGCCTTTCTCCCGGCTTTCTCTGCTCCGCGTCCTCTGCGCTCTCTGCGAACTCTGCGTCAGCCTTTTTCTTGTCTTAGTCTCCCGATCGCTGGTCGCGGGTCGCTTCCTGATCTCTGATATCCGTACCACAGCCCGCTCACTTCCTCCGGAAATACGCCCACGCCAACGCAAAATCCAGCTCACTCCTCTTCGGCGCCGCGCCTTTCCAACCCGCAAAAAACCGCTCCCGCGCTTCTTCCATCCGCCGGTCCCCATCCGGAATCTGCCCGCACCGTGGACAAAACGTCACGCAATCCTGCGCCGTCGCCGCATGCTGTAATACGTCATGCCGCAGGACTTCCTCTACCGCACGCGCCGCTTTCTCCCACACGTGCGTCTGCCGCAT